ATGTATTGTAACCAAAAATATTTCTTGCAGTAGCACCTCTAATCAGGCCTCTACTAACTTGTATATCTTGTTCGTGTAAAAATCCTTGACTTGCCATTATCCTTTAATCCAATCCTTTTCTGCCGTGAAATTAGCCCGACTAAATTCTAATCTATCAACTAACTTTACAGCGCCTGCTGTTCTATCAACGGCCACAAATCCTTCTGGTGCCGTTACCTTATAACCGTTTGGTGTTCTTAAAAAATGGCCTATACTTTGTATCTCACTTAACTTACTTACTAAAAAGTTTTTAGCATTTTGTAAAGTAACGTGTGAGGCAATAGCAAAATATAATGATTGCTTATTTCTATCTATAAAAGTTAAATTTATTTTTAATAAATCTCTATACTTTTGTTTACCACTATCTGTTTTTCTGGAATCTATTTCTGCCTTTAAAAAGTTTTCGTAATACTCTCTAAACATTTCTACTAAAGTTTTTACTTTGGCCATATTGCCTTGTGTATTTCTTATGTAATGATTAAAGAAAGTTTTTAATCTATAACCTACTGATAAACTATCTGACTTGTTCATTGTATCTAACATTGGTCCTGCTTTAGATAAAGAGCCTTCGGCCATTCTTAATCTAGCGTTAAATGTTGATAGCTCGGCTTTTGTTAATTTAGCTGAGCCGCTTACGTCTTTGTAAGCAGCGTCAGCTAAAAACACGGAAGATATTCCTGAACGACCTGATACCGTTCCGAAACCTGCTTTTAAGTCTTTCATAGTTTTGCCAGAATAAGATGTATGAAATACTATTCCCATTCTTGCTCTTTTAATTTTTTTACCTATATCTGAATCAACAGGTACAGCATATGTAATTGTATTAGGTGTAAATGTAATCATATTTTCACCATCTATACTAGCCGTTTTTAAATCTGATTTTGAAAAGAGAAAATCGCCTTGTAAAATACCAGAGATATTTAATTTTTTTAGTTCTCTTAAAGCTATATTTAATTTATTAGCAAGTTCACCACTATGGTTTCTACTAATATCAGATGATGTATAGTTGATTTTAGGATTAACATTAAAGACGGCCTTTGTACCTACAAAGAATTGATCGTTTTCTGGATTGATACCGCAGATAATAGCAGGAGCTCCGTCCCACTTAACAGACATATTGACTTTCTTGCCAGATGAACCAGCAAGCATATTTCTGATTGACTTTAGGAAGTTAATAGCATTTTCGCCACCTTTTGAACCACGATTTATTATATCGTCCTCAACGTGTTCTAAATGAGTATTCTTTTCCTTTGTAAAAAATCCTTTAAAACTAAACATTTCTCTCTCATTGTTCCCATAACTATAATCACTTATTCCATATAAATCAACTGTTTACTTATATTTATAATACTAAACTCTTGTCCATAAGAATTTTGGTACACCACCATTAGGCTCCCACACCTTGTTTTTATTCTGAAACTTCACTAATTTATAGGCGTCTTCTTCAAAAAAATACTGGCCTATAACATTATTAGTAGGTTTTTCAATAACTTCCCATATAATATCTTTCTTATGTTTTTTCATCTTCTTTACATAAGAAAGACTAGGTTGTTCATCATTAGGCCTTTTATCGCCTCTATGAAACTTAACTTTTTGAATTTTATTTTTTGACATTATGATATTTTCATATCCCAACTAATTATTCTTTTTACTTTTACTGACTTACTTGGTTCTGTAAAGTGTCTAACAAATTTAGGAACAACAACCATTGTACCCTCAACAACAGGTAATGGATAGTAAATTGTTCTATCTGAATACCAATCATTCCACGGTTGTATGTATTGTGTAACAGGTGCTTTTTTATCCATATTTAAATATAAAATACCAGATAGACCAACACTACCGTGATCGTGTGGTGTATGATACTCACCTCTTTTATATGATACTGACCATATATCTTCAATTTGAATATCTTTTTTAAGTCTTGTTGACAACATATTTAATTCTTCACCACAAATATTGGCAAAGGCTTCAGCAAAGCCACTTCTATCACTTTGTCTGTTGGTAGCAAAGGTTTGCATTCCGTGTCTTTTTTCTGGAAAACCTTTTACTAATTTTTCTAATTGTTTTTTCTTATTAGAAAAGTTTAATGTGGGAAGTGACCACATTGGTATTGTAAACAAATTACCTTGTATCATTAGTTTAACTCCTTTTCTTCGGTTTTTTCTTCATATTCAAGCCCTAGCTTTTTCATAACGGTGTTAAAGTCTTCTTCTACGTGCCAAAAGTTTTCTTTTGACCACAAGGCCACTTTATCTTTTGCCGTTATATCTTTATACACACTAACTATGTTATCAATATTGATAACTATTTCTCTACCTTCAAAAGGTGGGTTAGCGTTTGTAAATACTACAAATTTTGCCATTGTTTCTCCTATACTTTAAAATCAGAAAACTTATCATAGGCCTGTTCAGGTGTAGGATAATTTTCCTTTTCTTTTGTTTGGTTGCTATCTACTATATTCTGTGCTGAATTTTCAACATCATATAATCTCATTTTTGCTCTATCAACACCCACTATAAATGCTCTATTCATACCAGGATCATTGTATCTATTCTTTAATTGTTTTACTTTCATTTGCCCTAGTGATTCTAATTCTTCATTAGACATTAAGGCAAACATAAAGTCAGCTGTTGCTGGTAAACCAAAACTTTCAGATGTATCTTCTAAACCAATATCGGTTGATACAAATCCAGTTCTAGTTGTCTGTGTCGCACTAAAAATAGGCAAATTAAATTCAACTGCCAAACCTCTTAACTCCTCAGCAATTGCTTTAATGTAAAAGTATGATGATATATTACCACCTTTAAATCTACTTGACGCACAAATATTTAAATAATCTATAAACAAAACATCTGGTTTAAAACTTTTCTTTAGTGATAACTCATTTATTAATGATTTAAAATGACCACTATGAGCAGACGCTGTTGGATATTCTTTAATAATTAATTGACCTGTAGTCTTACTTCTTAACTTGGTCATCTTATCATCATAGAGTTGTTTAGGCATATCATGTAAATCGTCCATTGTAACATCCATTAAGTTGGCGTCTATTCTTTCAGCAATTCTTTCTTCAGCCATTTCAAGTGTTATGTATAAGACATTTTGACCTTGTGTTAAAAAGTTAGAAGCACAATGACACATAAACAATGATTTACCAACACCTGTTCCTGCCAAAGCAATATTTAAAGTTTTACTTGGAACACCACCTTTTGTAATCTTATTAAAGAAATTTAAATCAAATGGGTACCTTTTTTCTTTTGTATGGTACCAATCAAATCTACTTTCAGCGTCATTAATGTAATCATGTCCGATATGATTGTCAAATGAAACGGCCAATGCCTCACTTAATATACTTGGTATTGCCTCTGGTTGTTTTTCTTTATCTTTACCATCTAATATCTTAATACCAGATAATACAGCATTATGTACTGCTCTGTCTTTACAAAACTTTTCAGTTGTATCTAATAACCATTGTAAGTCTGTTTTTTCATCATTAAAACCACTTACGAGTTCTTTGATAAGTTTTACTTCTTCATCATTAATATCTTTTCTACGGCCAAACTCAATTAAGATTGTTTCTTTTGTAGGTAGATTTTTATATTGTTGAACAAACTTATCTACTTCTTCATACAATAATCTTTCAATTCTATTTGTAAAGTAATCTGTTTTTACAAATGGTAAAGCCTTACGAGTAAAATCTTCATTAAAAAAGAAGTTTCGTAATATTGTAAGTTCTATTCTTTCGTTATTTGTCAAAAGAGATTTGTCCATTTTTTAGTTGTTGTTCCATCACTTCAATTAATATATCGCCTATAAAGTTTCTAAAATCTGTAGAATTTATATCTTTCTTATTAGGATTAGCCATAATATCATAAGTAAATTTCAAAGGCAACTCTCCGTTTTCATTTTCTGTTTCGGATATTTTTACCTTATCATACTTGTAAATAATATTTTCGTACTGACCGTCTAATATTTTTATACAAGAAAAGTCATCACCTTGCCTTTGAGCAAAAGCGTATCTTTTATTATTCTTCGTCTGATCCGTAGCTGAATTTTCTTTTGGCATATTCATCAATCTTATCTAATACTTCCTTTGTAAAATACTTTTCAGGATCGTCATTGATGTTCTTACCAAAAACTTTAGAACCATCTGGCATTTCATATCTTGTAGATACTTTTTTAAATACACCAGCTGCCTCACCAAGTTCTAACAAGCCATAATACTTGTCTAAACCTGTTTTGTATGTAAGTCTTACATCAATTTGAGCATTTTCTTTTGTTAACCTTGATTTATAATTTTTACAATGAATAATATTACCAACTACTTCAGTACCGTCTTTTTCTTTTCTTTTACCTAGGTA